TCTAATACATCAATTCCAGTATCAATATTTCCCAAGTGTCCCTCCGCATTTGTTAATAAAACTTCGTTGGCTGCGTGATCCACATTGGCCGCTGTTAGTAATACTTCTATAGCTGCTTGGTCTGTTTCAATAGCCGTGAGTGTTGTTTCTAATGTATCTAATTTACCCTCGACCCCATCTAAGTGTCCTATAATAGTCGCTTGATTACTTGCTGTTGAAAATCCACTTATATTCCCACTAGATATATTAACATTTACTTTATTCGATCCCACACACGCTTCTAATACATCAATTCCAGTATCAATATTTCCTAAGTGTGCCTCCGCATTTGTATTTATTACTTCTATCGCCGCTAGGTCTGTAGCCATGGCTGCCGTTGAGGTTTTAATAGAGTCAGTATCAACATCTATTGTAGTTAAAAGTGCTTCGTTGGCTGCGTGATCCAAATTGGCTGCTGTTAGTAATACTTCTATGGCTGCTTGGTCTGTTTCAATAGCCGTGAGTGTTGTTTCTAATGTATCTAATTTACCTTCAACACCATCTAAATGACCTATCATAGTTGCTTGGTTTCCTTCAATTCCATCTACATATCCAGTTATAGCTGTTAGTGAACCTTCAATTCCATCTACATGTCCTATGATAGTTGCTTGATTAGTTGCTGTTGAAAATCCAGTTATACCCCCACTAGATATATTAACATTTACTTTGTTTGACCCAACACACGCTTCTAATACATCAATTCCAGTATCAATATTTCCCAAGTGTGCTTCGGCATTATCTAATACCCCATCAATAGTATCTAATTTTGAATTAGTTGCTGTCGCAAGTCCTTCTAAACCATCTGTATTTAAATTGATTTGATTTGCTGATACTGAGGTTGCTTCAGCGGCCACTCTAAGCAATCCATTACTATCTACCTTTAATGGTGCTAGTGCTGAACTTGGATTTAACGCTAAAACTTTTGTTCCTAAAATACTCATTTATATATATATAAAATATTTTAAATTTATTTTTTGATCTAAACTTTATTTTTGATCTAAACTTTATTTTTGATCTAAACTTTTCTAAAGTTATTTAGATTAAGAGTGTTGAGGCATTCATAGTTATAAAATTTGAACCTATTATTGTTTCTAAATTAGATACGTGGGCGAAAACTACAAAATTTGAATTTATTTTTAAATTAACTTGATGATTAATATGATTTGTTGTATCTGTTATTAAGATTTGTGTATTTAATACTCTTGCCCCAGTTATAAGATTTTGTGTATATATTTTTATTATACAAGCAGTTTGTGCGAAACAAGATAAATGTAAATCTTTAATTAATAAAGTTTTACTATCTGATACACCAAAAAAGAAAGCGTGTGATTTAGAATAAAGTGCTTTTATAAATCCCATTAAATTAGTTGTCCCAGTTCTAAATACTTTAATATCACCTTGATTACAGTTTCCAGTCCCATTATCCACCATTTCTACTTTATTTATAATAGAAAATAAATTAGTCCCAGAACTTGCTGATGATACAGTTGTTGTCCCATTCATAGCGAATTCTGCTACACGAGGTTTGTATTTATTATTATCTCCAGCATCACTATATAATCCACTAACTCTAATTTTTTGTGCGCCAATACCACCAGCTGCGTCATCTGTAGATGTAGACACGACTTGGAGTGCCGTTGTCGAATTAAACATTATTATAGGTTGTGTATCAGTAAATCCCACTGTTGTTAGATTAGTAGTAAGACTTTCTTGTAGTCCCAATATAGTTAAATTTTCGAAAGCCGCTGATGTATCTTTGATTTGATTATAGATAGGTTCTTTTTCTATTTTAATACTCATTTTATATAATGATAAAATATTTTATTTTAAATTAAAATGTTTATATATATTATAAAAATGTCTGTTGCCGAAAACTCAAAATTTGTTGCTCTTGTTGCCGATAATGGAACTGAATTCGTTGCCGAACAAAAGGCAAACTTTACTATCAATCCAGATATTGGATTTGTTAAAGGTAGAGATTGTTATTTATCATTTGATTTACTTAATACTGATAGTAATTCACGTGTTGCTTCATTGCCCCCAACGGCGGGTGCTTCTGCTGTTATAGAAAGAATGGATATTTATTCATTATCTAACGGCCAACTATTAGAAAGTCTTACTAATTATAATTTATGGGCTTCATTAGAAAACCAATATTTAGAAGAGGATGATAAACATATACAAGTTAAACAAGGGACTGACGCTAATTGCCGTGCCTATAATGCCGTTTCTTCATCCACAACTAAATTAAATACTGTTAGTGCTAATGGATCTGCTGGTATGCCTCGCTCATGTTATGACTTAGGCGCTCTAGCCATATCTCAAATTTCGTCTGGTGCTGATACAGTATTAGCCACACAAGACGATACTAACGCAACCCAAGATAGTGAGATGGGCTCTAAAAAATTCTCATCCAGAAAATATTGTATCCCACTTAAATCTGGTATTTTCAGTCATTTTGGTGTGAGTGAAAAACTAACCCCTATTTTACTCTTTGGTGGTCTTAAATTAGAAATTACATTTGCCGAAAATCAAAAGGTTTTACAACATCTTTACAGTGGTAATGGAATTAGTGGAACAAATGCCCCAGTCCAAGCCAACTCATTCGCCACTGGTATTGATGTATCTTCTGTCGGTGGAACTGGTAATCGAGTTATAACTCTTACTAATGATATTGATGAGGTCGCTTCTCTTGGTATTGCTGTTGGATCTAGTATGATTGTTAGGGGAACTGGTGGGGCAACAGCCAATACAGATATAAATATAGTTGTTGCTGGTCTTCATCGTGGCTCTAACGCAGCTGGCGCTGGTGTTAATGTTAAAAATAAAAAGGTTATAGTTAATACTGATGCTAATATCGGCGGTGTAACTACGGGTCTTAAATTATTTTTCGCCCCATCATCCCCATCATATAAATTAAAAAACGTAGAATTAAAAGTGCTTCAAGTCGTCCCGCCCCCAGCGATGCTTAAATCAATTGTGAAAGAAAGTCAATATGATTTTATCTCGTGGGATTGCTTTTTAGATAATTTACCATCCACTAGCAGAACTCATCAGAGTGAAATTACTAGTGTTGCTTCGGCAGCCAAATGTATATTTACAAATTATATTAAGGTGAGTGGTGATTTAGGTGAAAATGATGCTTATGCTCCAAACTATTATTTAGGTCAACCTCCACACAATACATTTTTAAACTCCATCCAATATTTTATTAATAATAAACTCTATCCACTCAAACCTTATAACCCACAAGCTAAAAACGATAAAGTAGTTAATTATAATGAAGTTGTTAAAGCGTTTACATCTATAGGATTAAATGTAAAAAGACTTGGTGATGGTCGTGGTGGAAATCTCAGTGATTATACTAACACTTATCTCCACGCTAGAGAACTCGCTAGGGGCGAACAATTCGTATATAATTTAAAAGATGCTGAACCACAGATTAGATTAGGATTTAGTGCTGAAAGGTCGGCAACACCGAATGGTGGAGCTGCGATTTCTAACTGCCGAATGGTTAATTGGGTATTTTCAGTTAAATCTATTATGGTAAATAAAGATAATTTACAATTAGTTTTATAGGTCAATCCGTTTTTTTGATTTAATTTTAAAATAAAAATATTTTATATATATATAAAATGCCGATTGAAAAGAACTATTTTAGTATTTCTCCGTTGAATGATAATCCATTACAAAGTGCTGGGACAAATGGGGTTGAAGGTGGGTTTTCATTTAAAGAAAGCAACCCTATTGTTAAATTTTCACTCCCAGCAATTGAAAAACTATTAGAAGTAGATTCATTAGTATTGTCGGGCCAATTCTTTATTAAAGATAGTTCCACTAATGAAGGTTTTGGTAGAGAAACTAATTACACAAATATTAATAATGATAATGGTGCGAATATGACTGCTGAAACAGCAATTAACCTTCCTAATCATGGAGGAGTTCATAATGTTATTGATAAGGTTGTAGTTCAAACAAAAAAAACTAATACCGAATTAGTTAATATTCATAATTATTCTTCATATGCTTCCCTTCGTGAGGCGTATACTAATAATGATGAGGATTATTTATGGGGTGTCGCACCAAATCGGTCGCTGGCCCTCGGCGCACACGCTAATCATCAAAACCGACTTATGAATATTATTGCTGATAAAACCAGTCAAGACTTAAAAATTAATAATAATAAAGAGATTGGGGTTCATTTTAGTATAAGATTAGATATTGATATGCTCCAAAGTGGTAATATTCATTTAGGTTCAGCGTATACAAATGGTCTTCTCTTAACACTTCATCTCGCTCCAGATAGTGCTGTATTACACAACCGATTTAGGGACTCAGTCATCGCTAGTCAGCCTGGTGCTGATACTAGAAATAAAATGTATACTCTTCGTAATTTAAAATTAGAGGGTAGATATATTATTCCAACACCACAAGAATTATCTTCGTATCCACCAAATCTTATGATGAACTCGCAAATAAATCTATTAAATGATATTCACGCTGACGAGGATAATAACACTTATACACCACAACTCAATTCGGTAAAAGCAATGTGTAATTTATATTTAGATAAAGACCAAACTAATAACCTTAATTATCAGCAAAACAATTTCAGATTTCCAGTTGGTATGAAAAAAATAGAACACAAAAAGGATAATTTAAGATTTCCTTTTACATTCCCACTGAAAGCACAACCTAATTTTGATACTCAAGTTGAACTTGGGACTGGTGGTATTAATATGTCGCAAATGACCCAGTATGAAAATAATTTAGGTGATATTGAATTACGAAAACATTTTGAAAGAGCGCTACTTGGTGGTAAAGAAGCAGTTAAATCATCAGCAACTCTTCAACGAAGTCAATTAAATCAACAAGCAGATTACGAAGATAGAGCAACAAATTATCGTGGGACTGGATCGGCCGGTGGAGGGACAGCCGCCATCGCTAATACTGATGGTGTTGGGTCGCAAATGTTTCCAGAATTATTGGGACTTGGTGTTGATTACACTTATGGTATTGGTAATTCTATGGCGTATGTTAATAGGGATTATTCTAATACTGTATTCTCTGGTGTTAATGCTGGTAATACAACTCTCCCAGTTGATAGACGTAATAAATCAGAGTTAGTCCAGTCATTCGTTAAATATAATTCAGTTCTTAATCTTAAAACTCTTGTAAAAACTATGTAGATCCCTTCGTCCTAAACGTCCTTATTTTCCCTCTTTATTTTCTATTTTGTTAAAACTTTTTTTAAAAGTTTATTATAATGCCCTCACCAATAAATAAAGCGTTATATGCTAAAGCAAGAGCAAAATATGCGAACATGAAGCACTCTGCTTATAAATCATCATTAGTTGTAAAAGAATATAAATCTAAAGGTGGTAAATATAGTGGAGCAAAACCTAAAAAAACTGGATTAACTAGGTGGCACAAAGAAGACTGGAGAACTCAAGATGGTAAAAAAACTTATAATGGTAAGAAAAACAAAATATTTAGACCTACAAAAAGAATTACAAAAGATACACCTAAAACTATGAGTGAATTATCATCAAAAGCCAAGACCAAGGCCATAGCTGAGAAAAAAAAGAAAGGTAGAGTTAAAAAATATTAATTAATTATAATGGGACTTAAAGATTTATTGGATAGAATAAAATTAACCTTTTGTTGTAAAAGCAAATGTAGTTTAAATGAAGTTGTAGAAAAAGTTGATGACGCTAATGAATGGGTTGATGATATACAAGATGATATAAAACAAATAAAACAATATAATTATTATTCGAAAAAAAAACATACAATATAATAAATGAACCATTTAGAATTATTTAGTGGAACTCATAGTTTTGGTAAAGTTTCAAGTAAGGTAGGATTTAATGTATATTCATTAGATAGAGATTTAGGTGCTGAATGCCCTTTCACCGATTATGAGAGCCAACACCATTTTAAAGAGGATATAATGACTTGGGATTACAAACAATTTGATAAGGGATTTTTTAAAATAATAACAGCAAGTCCAGTGTGTATGTGGTGGTCGCAACTAAGAAAAACTTGGATTGGAAGAAAACTAAAATCACACGGAGATACAATAATAACACAAGAAATACTAGACGAAGATATGGAAAAATATGGTGTCCCTATGGTTGATAAAATATTTGAAATTATAGATTATTTTGATCCACAATTTTACATTATTGAAAATCCTAAAACTGGAAAAATGAAAGAATATATTAATTCATTAATACCTTATTATGATGTTGATTATTGTAAATATTCAGATTGGGGATATAAAAAAACTACACGATTTTGGACTAATATTGAAGGACTAGAATTTAATAAATGTAATAAAGATTGTGAAAATATAGTGAAAACAAACGGACAAGCAATTCATTCAACTAGAATGGGAACAAGTAAAACTGTTATGGTTGATGGAAAAATAATTAGGTGTAATTCAAAAGCACTCCGATTAAAATACAAAGATTATATCACTATAGAAGATACTGATAAAAATAATATTGGTGGAAAATCGTTAAAAACTGTTCGTAGTAAATTTGAAAAATATAGAATACCAAGTAAAGTTATTGAAATGTTTTTTAATATTATTATATAGTATGGATTATAAGATATATAAAATTAATAATGGATACAAAGTTGGTCGTAAAGATGGAAAAAGATTATGTAATAAATATGATAATAGATTATATATTACAAGGCGACCTATGAAGCGTGAGGGCGCTAAAAGATTATTAATGAAATTACAAATGGAGGAGCGTGGTGAATCAATAAATGTTAAGAGTAAAAAAAAAAAATTGTGTGATGGATATATTAGAATAGATCCAATTAAGACAAAAAGAAAAAAGAAACTCTATCATAAAATATTGGATGAAACCTTTGATTTTATTTATGACGAAATTATTTTTTTGGAGAATGAAATAAAAAGCGGGAAAATAGGGACGATTGGGACGATTGAAAAACAAATATCATACTGTGATGATCCACAAATTTTAAATACCTTCAAGGGCATCTAATATTTTTACATATTCTTTTTCTATATTTTCTAATACTGATGTGGCGCTGAACTCGTCGGTTTCACTTAGTATTTTACCTAATATAAATAAAAACTCTTTTAGTATCTCATCTCTAGTTTCGTGTTGTGTAATTATTAATTCACTACCATTTAATCGATCAATCAATTCTTCCATTATATTAAATTAAAATATTATAAATATATATAAATGACGAGTGTAAATTTAGTATCTCCAGAAGACAACGGACATCTCTACTCAGTTAGATTTAAAGAACCCTTAATTATTGAACCAAATTCTAAAGTAAATATTAATTTCGCTAAATTCAAAAGAAGTGGTAATATTTTTTTTAGCAACGACCAAACTATAACAATTAAAATATTAGGTGCTTCACCCTCTCTAAAACCAGTATCACCATTTGTATCTAATATGGTATTAGATGATGTTGGGGATGGCGCTGGGGTTCTTAAAATTACAAAAATAAATCCAGATACTGGAAAGGCTGGATATTCTGTGCTTGAATTGGACGAAAGGATTAAAACCTTATTTGATAGTTTAAAATTACGAGATACAGACAAACCTACACAATTATTTTTTTATGAAGGTATTAGTGTAGACCCAAAAAATAAAAATTTAATTCGTGTTGGATATTCACAACAAGAACCTAATACCATATACAAGGATATTACATTATCCACTGTTGATGTTAAGGGTGGTGGCGCGGCTAATGGAAATGCTTATGAAAAAACATCAGCAAACCCAGATGATTTATATTATGATAATTATGCTTTATCTAAAGAACATTATAATCATAATTACATCTCTTCTGGATTAACTCGCAACACAATTCAATTTAGATGTAATAGACCAGTAGATACATTAGAAAATGCTGTATCAATTGGGTTATATTCGAAAGAACTTGCTGATAGTGATTGGACTACTAATACTACAAGTAATACAACTGCTTTAACAAGAGGGACTAGCGCTACTAATGCCTCTGCTAATGGAACTGCTTTGACTAACCCTATGATATTTTTAGGCGCTAATACACAAATGACTGACGCTGATACTGAAAGGACAAGTTCTATAAATGCTGTTATTGGTTCTTACGCTACATTTGAAATTACTGGGACGGCTGGGGCAACGCCCAACAGATTAAATATATATCTAAAAGCCATTGCTGGTGCTTCTACACAACATTTTAAGGATATGGCCGATAATTTTGATGGTATGACGAAAGTATTTAGTGAAAGTCTATCCGCAATTGGTGTATCCGATGACGCTAATGCTGAATTCGCTATTGAAACATACTGGAAGAGAGGCCCAGGCCCAAACTCGACTGGAACGAATATAGTTGCGAGGAGTGGGGCAACTGATACTATGTTTTTTAGAGTATATAATATGGTGGGACGGACGACACATAGTAATAGTAATTTAGTATTTGATAGTAGAACTTTAGGCAGAACCACGGCAGCTTTTAGAAGAGATTTTTTTACTACTCATGGCGGAGGAATGGATGGGACGACAACCATGACTGGAACAGACGCACAAAAAATAAATAAAATTAATTCAAGTATCCCATTTAATATAATTGCGTCGGCACAAAAATTAGGCGAAGGTTTTGAATATATTAGAATGTGCGGATTTAGAAAAGATGGTGATAATGCGTCGGCAGCTAACCCCCACACTTTTATAGGGAGGTATGAAATGGCGTTTAGTGAAGAACTTGCGAACTATGTTGGAACTGGTTTAACACAATCAATTGATCCAAATAGCAATGAAGATAGGGTTGTATCAGTATCAAGAGAAGAAGCAGAGTTAGTAAGGGATACATCATATTCTATATATCTAAAAAACTTGCCTATTAAATGTTATAAAAATATACAACAATCATTTATTAATGGTAATAAAAATTCAGTTGGTTTCGTCCAACCCATATTATATGATGTCCCCACTCCGTTTGCTGAGAGTGAGATAGTTAATATGGGTAGTGGTGATATTATAATTGGAACTTTTCAACCAAGTATTAATAAAGTTTTAGATTTAGATAATAATAGAATGGTAATTAATAATTTAGATGTTGAGATCAGAGATACAATTACTAATGAATTAAGTAAAGAATTATCTGGTTCAGTTATTAATTTCACAATATCTAAATAATAAACTATTTTTGATACTAACTTTTTTAAAGTTATTTTCGTCCTAATCGTCCTTATTTTCCCCCAATTTTATAATCTTCTCATTTAAATTTAATCCAGAACATACCCACATTGTATTGAACCAACACTTGGTTTCATATACCCCTTCTTTATAAAAATTATATCTTTTTTGTGGTATAATAAATTGTAGTTTATCAAAATATTTATTCATCCATTTAGAACCTAGTGTATCTATCGGCATTAATAAAGCAAATGGTTTAGATAGACTTAACGCTAATTCTATACATTCTTTTTTTAAACTAAATGGTATATTACTTATTAAAATATCATAGTTAGGATGTTCTCTATTAAAGGCATCTTGTTTTTCATTTATACAATGTTTATTAAGTTTAGCCCATTCAACTATTACTAAACCTTTACAATAAATGGATCATATATAGTTTTATGATTTTTAATATAAGGTATTAAATCTGATAAAACGCAACTAGGGGTTTCGTAATCATCATTTTTAAATTTTAAATCAGTGCTTTTAAGATCATAAAATTTTTTATTCATATTTATTTTTATATATTAAAATATTTTTCTGGAAACGCTTGGAAATAGCGGGAAAATAAGGACGTTGAGGACGAAAAAAACTTTAGAAAAGTTTGTATCAAAATTAAATATATTAGTAATATATGAATAAACCAGGCCAGAGGCACCGCCCTAACACACTACAAGAACAAATGAAAATTAAACGATTTGACCCCATAGAATTAAAAGCGTGGAATAGTATTTATAGTGATATTAAATTTAAAAATAAGAAAGTCTGCTCTAAAAAAATATTTGAAGGTGAAGTTTGTAAAGACCCACCACCTAAACCGAAACCGCAAAAAAAAATTGATATAAAAAAAATACAAATTGCTAAACCATTTAAAAAAAAGAAAATTAAAAATCCAAAAGTTTTTATTGAAAAATAAAAATATAAAAAATAAAATATATCATTAATATATAAAAATGTCTGGAACTATTGCTGATATGCTTGATTACTCTTTAAAAGAAGTCCCGCAACAAAGTGAAATTAGAACTGAAACTATTGAACCTAATAACTCAACTACTGATAGCACTAGAGTATTTAAATATACTATAAGAAATGTTGGTTTTCTTGAAGGGACATCTATGCTTACATTTAAATTAAAACGATTGAGTGGAACAAATGGAAACCTTCGTATTAATATGTGGAATGGGGCTTTAGGTTGTATTAAGAACGCTGTATTAAAAGTCGGTGATTTTGAAATCAATAACTGCCAAGATGTTGATAGAATTGCTACACTTATGAATCTTAATCAATCTGTTTTACAACGACGAAATGTTATGGGTCATTATTTAGGTAATTCTATGGAATTAGAAGTTAATAAATCTGGAGCTGTTGCTCGTCATACAGTTGCTCCTAATGGGACACCATCAGTTCAAGGTCAAATATTTTTAGATGAAACCCATAGTGGTGTAAATTTTGGTAGTAATACTGACGGCACTGGTAAAACAGTTAATTCATTATCTATTAATAGTGATATAACCCTTAATGAAAAATTCGGTATCCCACTCAATATGATTTTCCCTTGTTTAAAGGGTCGGTCGCTCCCGCTTTTCTTATTCACTGATTACAATATTCAGTTAGAATTTGAAATGAATTTTGCTGATAGGTTCGCATACAATCTCGGTAAAACTTTTGATGGCGCACACACACACACCGATTATATGGCTTTGAGTGATAATATCGCATTCGCCGAGGTTGAGTTAGTTGTTGATTATTTACTCCCCCCATCATCAGTGATTAATAATTATATAGACCAAACTTCTAGTAGTGGCGGATACAGATTTGAATTCCCACAAATCGCTGTTGTTAAGAAAAAACTTCCAGCTGTATCAACAACTAAAGAATTACAAGAGGTAGAACACCGATTAGGTCAAACTGGTAAAGAAGTTCATAATATTATTCAAATGAAAAGATTTAGTGATTTTAAAGACAAAAATGGTTCAACTATCGCACTAGCAACTGCGACAACAACTAACGCTAATACTACACTAACGGCTGTTTCGTCTATTGATAATATATCAGTCAACGCTAAAATAACTGGGACTGGTATTCAACCAAATACATTTGTTAAATCAGTCCAAGTGGTTGATGGTGATAATCAAATAACTCTTATGGCTGCTGATGGAACTGCTAGAAACGCAAGTGCTTCGGCGGCTCAAACCGATGTTGTAATTGTTAATCCAAGTTCGCACGGTCTTAATAGAAGAATATTACAAGGTCAGTCTATAGATGGTGTTGATGAAGAAGAATATAATGTAGAGGTAAATGGTTTAGATGTTTTCCCACAATTTATTTATAATAATGCTAGTCATTATGATAAAATGTCTAATGTATTAGATGGTGATATGATAGTCCCACGACCGATGTATTTTACAGATCCTAATTCAGTTCAACAACGTCTCGCACCTATTACTGAAGGTTTAATTGCTAATTATAAACCACTCGGTGTAGATTTAAGAAATGGTAATGACGCTATTGTTGGTGGTGGAACTATTATTAATAGTGGTAGTCCATTGATATTTAAATACAAACGAAAACCTAAAACTAACACTTATCAAGGTAATGATATTGATATGCGAAAAGAAATGGATGTAGATTATTATATAACACACGCACGAGTGGTGGTTGTGAAAAAATTACCTAAAGGCACTCAAGTTATGGTTTCGTCCTAATCGTCCTTATTTTCCCGCTATTTCAAACGCCCTCCCCAAAAAAATAAAATTAGTTTATATTTTCTGTTATATATTATATATGACTACTAAATCTTTTTTCGTAGATATTAATAGATATTCAGCACAAGATAATGAAAGTTCTACTACAAATATATGGGATTATAAATTAAATGATACTATTTTAGCGCCAGCTGGAAGTCAAATATCTATTGAAAATGCTTTTATAAATCAGAAAGGTATTACAGGGCAAAGTATAGAGTTTGAAGAGGATTTTGTTGAAACAATACAATATTATACTTATATAACTGAAGACCAACAATCAGTGCCGTCTGCTGTATCACAAGCCAAAAAAAATTTTGGAAAAACTGGTTTAATATATGATGATTTGTTAAATAATTTAGCGGATACTGGACGGACAAGATTATTTTTAAATAATGATGAAGGTAGTATAGCAAGCGCAACTTATAGTGCTTTAAATGGTTTTCAATTAGGCGGTTGTGGAACACCACTTATTTTATCATCAAAACCATTTCAGCAATTTAATGAACCACAAATTACAAAGTCAGTGGGGGCAACAGCAGTGGCGACATCATTAATCTTAACTTGCCCCACTGATGGATTAGAAGCTGGTATGTCTATAACATCAACAACGACTGGTATTTTTGATATAAATATTAGGGTAGTTTCTATAACGGACGCAACACATTTAGTAATGAGTAGACTTCCAATCCAAAATTCTGGTTCTGGATTTGAAGCAATATTTAAAAATAACGCTGATTATTTCGTTCAACCAGCACCAACATCTGCTTTTATAACAATTAAAAAGGGTGTATATGGTATTCAACAATTAACAACTCTTATAAATAAACAATTTAACAATCAATTACAAAGTGGAACAACACTCCCAATATCTAATGTAGAAGCAGCCATCGCAGCCCAAGATTGGAACGGCACACTAAATTTTAATAATAGTGGATTTACTCGTCAAGTTGTCCCATTAAAATTTAGACCAGCGCCAGACGGACAATATCATAGAAATATAAATGAAGAAGACCCTAGCACAGCACCTACACACTGTTTTATCCCAGCGTGGGATTATGCTAATATTAGAGATCAATTCCACCCTAAACAAAAACCAGTTCAAATTAATTATAGTCAACGTGCCGACGAGTTAAATGTAAATCATGGCCCAATTTTTTTCCTTCAAGATAATAATAAAGCAGATACATATACTAATCAAATATATGATGTTTTAATTGCTAGAAATTCAAATGTATTCGAAATAGGTGTTAGACACGGACTCACAGTTGGTTTTCGTGTTGAAGGATTGGGGATACAAAAAGGAACTACTGTTGTATCGGTTCAAGGCACTGGGGATAAAGATATATATTTATCACACCCTTATGTTGGGGAAACTGGAGCAGTTCAATTATTTTTTTATGCTAATATTGATTTAACGGCGGACACTGGGGAGGCAAGAAATGTATTAGATTATCAAATTGGCCCAAGAGGATTAAATGTTGGCGCACCAGAAGTAAATTTACAATTTGATACTGATACGTCTGCCTTCACACTAAATAATTTACACGCTTCTTATAGGATTGCTTCACACGATATATTAGGTGTTGAAAATGCTTCAGCTGGTAAAACTGGTGTGGGATTAAAAAGAATTGCTGAAATATTTGATGTTAAACCTTATGGGGACGCACAAAGTTTATGGGGAGCGGGTGGAGCTGCCCCAGCACATACTGGTAATACTCAAAGTGGTAAAAATATAGTATTTAATTTAAGGTTGGTTTCTAATGGTGAAGAAAGTATTTCTGATATAGGGGTTGGTGCTAGTTTAACTGGTGATGGTTTCCCACTCGTGAATAATATTCCAGCAAAAATATTAGAAGTAAATGAAATAATTACTCTTGGTGATTCTAGCGGAACTAACGAATTTGTGTTTGCTGTTAGATTAGATAGAGCGTCTACATCAACTCATACTGGTTCACAATATACTATAGTTAATGAAGGCACGACCGACGCTAAAAAAACTTCTCTTAGAAGTTGTTTAGAAACTCCAGTTAGTCGTATTGGTGGAGTCATAATATATAATTTTGCTAAATCAACTGGGGTTAAATATGGGGATAGAATATTACCAACAGAAACTACATTTTCATCACACGCATCATTTGAAGATTTTTTTAGTTCAAGAAAACAAGCTGAAAAAATATGGAAAACTAAAACAATATGGGGTAAATTAGGATTTTCATACGATCAGTTAAATGATCCAGCTTATATGGAAACAATATCACAATATAATAAAACTGCTGGTTTGAAGTTAAGGGGAATAACAACAAATACTAAATTAGATATATCTACAATACCACAAGTTTCTACACAAAATAATCCAACAAAAATTACTATGCCGCCTGGGGAGGGAGCTGCTGTTATATCAACACCATTACAATATTTTAATAATTTTGATTATAATACACCACGAACACAGAGAACGTTGCGTGATACTGGTGATACTTCTGATTCAACAAACGGAGATAATCAAGCGTCATATGCTGGGTCAAGATATAATATGGCGACTATGATAAATGTAGAAGCCAACCCAACTGGGATTAGTGCTGATAGATTACCTAGTTTATCAAAATTTGGTTATTATTTAATTACAAGTGATTTAGTCCCTACTTATAAAGATGTTGTATCTAAGGGTGATCCATTAGGATTGTTAGGGGTTGTTGCTAAAACAAATTTATCTAACCAAGATTTTATCCCAGTTGCTGGAAGTCAAATAGTTCAAGTATTAAATGAAGATACACCTATTCAGAATATCAAGGTTAAAGTGTTAAATCCAGATTTAACTAATCCAAATTTAAGTGAAAATAGTAGTATTATAATACGAATTGATGTCCCAGTCCCACCCCCCACGCCACCGCCACAAGAAGGCGAACACAAACATCCGCAAAAACGATGTCCTAAGACTGGCGAAAAAATATGTAGATGTCCGCCCAATGAAGTTGGAAAAAAAATGGAAAGTGGTAAAAAATAACTTTTTAAAAAAGTTATAACAAAAATATATTAAATAATAATAATGGATGTTAGATTAGTTGTAGGTGATATAGAAGAAAAACTATTGGAACTAAAAGAAATGATAATTAAATATGAAACTGAAAATAAAGCACTAAAAATAAAAATAAATGAAATGAAAAAATATATAAAAAATAAATAAAAACTTTAAAAAAGTTTGGATCAAACGAAGAGATAAAAATAGCGGGAAAATAAGGACGAAAAGGACGAAAAGGACGAAGACAAAATAATTACATAATGTCCCAAATTATTTAAAGATTAAAAACTTCTAACTATATATTAATATGACGAGATATACGGATTATTTAAAAGAAAAAATTATATGTAAAGTCTGTGATAGAATAATAAGTAGAGGACATATTAATAATCATTTAAAATCTAAAATCCATAAAAAGAATTTAAATAGGGAAAATAAGGACGAAGAGGACGACGAACCAAAAAAATGTTTACCAATTAAATATATAATTAATTGGGATTAATTTAAATGTATTTGTTTTTTACTTAAAGAAATAATATTCACTATTATTATAAAATGTCTAATAAGATAGAAGCAGATTATTCAAACGAAATACTCAAAAAAGGAGTTATATATAAATGTTATAGTAAAACAGATGATAAAATATATTATGGTTCAACAAAAAATTTACGTCAACGGATACAATCTCATAGGGGTCATTTTAATAAAACACAGTCAAATTATATATTAGGTAATTTAGAATATGAAGTATTAGAAGAACACGAAAATATTAATAGAAGAGATTTAGAAGCAAAAGAAAGAGTATATATTGAAAACCATAAAGCCGATATGGAAAATCCAGTTATATGTATTAATAAAAATATCCCAACTCAAACCCCAGCAGAATATTCACATAAAAGGTATAAAGAAAATTGTGAAGCGTTAAAAGAAAAACAACGTAATTATTATTGGAATAACCTTGAAAAAGAAAGAACAAGATTACGTAAACATTACCATAATATTAAAAAAAATTTATTACAAAAAAGAAAAGACGAAATAGTGTTTTGTTGTGATTGTAAAAAATCTATGAGAAAAGATACATTTAATCGTCATAAAAGATCAGCGGGTCATATCCAAAATTGTTTAAACAAAAGTTATGCTGATAGCAAAGTTATTTAAGCAATATATGATCCAGCTGTTGTTGCTCCAGTTGATGCGACATTACCAGTATCAACTGCCCCACGAGCAGATGAAACTACACTTGAACTCGCCTCCTCTGCCTTTCTATTAACATTACCTTTATCCGCTATATCACGAACTAGACCAGCAATCATAGTGCCTATACCAAATATTTCACCAACAATAGGTATACCATCTAGCGCTACATTGGCTGCCCCCATAACTGCGTCAGTATCAACACCTAATGAGTTGGCGGCGTCGCCTAGAATTTGACTACCTTTTGATTTTATTTGTGATGTAATACTATCAGTTATTCCATCCATATCTCCGCTTGTTTTTAGATCGCCATTCGGCAATGAATCGTTTAATTGTGTTGATGGTTGATTACCACTTGAACCACTACCACTCCCCCCACCTCCTTCTGTTGATCCGTTTGGTTGTGCTGTTGACTGCTTCGCTTGCGCTTGCGGTGGTATAGGTTTAGTCCCTAGCGCTGGTGTTGCTGGTGGGGGTCGTGCTTGAGATGCGACTTGGTTTGCTAGACTTGATATTCTTGTGTCTGTGCTTTGTGAAGCTTGAACTTGAGATAGTGGTAATCCACGCGTGGCTGTTGTTCGCGCTAT